TCATCGTCGGCCTCTGCCTTTTCACGCTGGTCGACGCGCAGTTTCTTGCGTTCCAGGACCCCATTGGTAACTAGCTTGGCCTCTTCGACCTCGGCTCGCAGTTCCTCGGCCCATCGCTTGAATTCAAGGTCCCGCTTTTGTTTCTCCAACTCGAAAGACTTTTCCAGGCGGACGATGGCCGCATCGACCTGCATCTTTTCGTTGGCAACCCGGCGCGCCTCGTCCGCCTTTTGCTGCGACGCCTGTTGAGATTCGGGGGATTTCGGGTCGATAAGGTATTGATCTGGGCTGCCCAGTCCGGCGGTCCTGATCCAGTCGCCCATTGCGTTGTATAGCCTTGGCAGGTCCGTGATGATCCCCGACCCGCCGGATGCCATCATGCCCTGCATCATCTGGATGGTTTGATTCAGGGCCAGGATGCGCTCGGCTTTCTCGGTCGTCGTTAGGCCCATCTGGATATCAGTCACAAGCCGCGGTTGCCACTGTGACGTATCGGCCTGTTGCCACTTGCCACCTATGCGCGCCATGACCGGGCCGGCCAACTCGGTGCGCAGGATGCGATGCACAAGGGTAAACAGGGGTAGCAGCAGGGTCCGCGCGATGTTGCCGGCGAACCATCCGCCCATCATCTCGACCTTTGAAAGCTGACCGGCGGCCGCGGTTGCACTGGTCCCCATGAGTTGCGCCTGGACCTCGCTGAAGTCCAGGGACGCCCCGACCCGTTGCGTCCTGACGCTGTCCAGGTAGCCCAGGGCCGTTATGGCCTGGGGGCCGATATCGGTTGCCGGAATGGGGACGATGGAATTGGCCGACCGGATGCGGACCACCCCATTGATGCGGCCATTTGTCAGGTCCGCCATGTTGACCTGGCCCTCGACGGCCCCGATGCGGCTTGCGTTCATGACCGCCAGGTTGTCCATGTATTGCCGCAAGACATGGGACTTTTGCAGCATAAGGTCCTGCAGCAATTCCGCCAGGCCGGTCCCCGCGATGCGGTGCGGCATGGGGACCGCGCTGCCCGTCACGAACGGGATAAACTCGGCCGGCTCGTCAATGAGGGTTTCGTCCTGGTTGTCGCCAATCCAGACATGGCGCAGTTCGGTGCTGTTGTTGTCGGCCGACGAAAACCGGATGTAGCAGCAGTAGACCACCTTTAGCCTGTTGGCGTCCTGGACGCTTTCGAGGGTCCCGTCCTGGGCCAGGCCGCCCTGGCGCGCAGTGTCGCCCGGGTAGTCCTCCATTGCGTCAGGTAGTTTGGCAATCTTGCTGTCCGGGATGCCCTTGGCTTTGAGGGCCGCGGCCGTGTAAAGCCGCTTCCGGGCCACAAACCGCAGTTGGTCTAGGTCGTAGTCCTGACCGCTTTCCGCAAAAAACATATTTTCCGGGGGGACGCACTCAATGGCCAACCGCTTGCGAGTCCGTTCAACCTTGGCAACCGTCTTGTCTTTGCCGGCCTTCAGGGTCACGCGGACGCCGGCCGGGGCCATGCTCGTTAGTGCGTAGACCTCTTCGTCGGACAGTTCGGCCGGGAATGTCTGTTCTGTGACCTCGGTCGACTCGTCGACGTAGGCATGCAACCATCCGTTGCCCTCCAAAAGTGCGTCGAATGTCGCATTGTCGATGACGTCGTATCCCGATGCGCGGTCAATGCTGACGCGGACAAAATCCGACTCGGTTTGGGCCTGTTGCTCATCCTCTTGACTCTGCGCCTCGAATTCAATCTGACTCGACCGGACGACCGGACTGATTTGCGCCAAGGTTGCATGGATTGAGTCGGCAACGTCGTTGCTGACGGCCTGGCTGCGCCCCGCGGGGGCCGCGGCAATCCGTCCGTTATAAAGGTCCAGGGCCGTCGCGCGCCTGGTCGCCAGGAAATCCGACGCATAGCCGCGCGCCTGTTCCAGTTCCCGGTTAACAATGGCCGCCAGGTCTTGATTGTTCATACGCATAATGCCCCGTCCATTCTCGAATAGTCGATTTCGGCCCATCGTGGATCAATGCGGAATTGGTCCTCGGCCACAATGCAAAGCAGCCCGAACCCGTCCGCGCCATGCGACGCCCAATCATGCTCGGGGCCTAGTCCGATGTTGCGCTGTTCGTCCTGCTTTTCGTGATACCACCCCAATGCCTCCAACCCGGGGGCGGTCCTGTCCTCGTTGAACCTGCAGGATGGGAACATGCGCCGGCCCGACTCAATGCGCGCCATTGCCGCCCCGGTCCCTTGGTTCGGCACAACGTCGACCGCATAGCCGGCGTCCTGGAATGCTGACTCATAGCTTACGGCGTAGACCTTGTCCTGTTGCCGGCCATCATGGGGAAGGTAAACGCGACAGTCCGCGGGGTCGTACTTGCGCGACCGCAACCAGGCCAGGTGCGCGCTCATTGGCTGCCCGACGACCTCGTAATAGTCCAGGACGCGGACCTCGCGGCCGACGAACTGCGCAACCCAAATCACGAAAGCATCGGACTTCGCGCCTGTGCCGCCAATGTCGACGAACAGTTTCAGGGGTAACAGGGGGTCCGGCGCGACGAACCCGATGCGGCCGGATGCGCGCGCCTCGTTGATCGCCTGGGCATAGTAGGCCCCGACCAGGATATTCGCGTATCCGCCCTCCCAAATGTGGTCGTATTGGTCCGGCGTCAGGCGTAGACAGTCGAGCCGTTCCTGTTCCAGGACGCGGGGGAAAAACGGGTTGTCGCGCCAGTTGGCCTTAACGACGACCGCATCTGTTGGCAGGGCCGGGCCGCGCAATAGCATGTCGACCGGGTCCGTCTTGCGCCTGGCATTCCACGAAAACCATATTTCGCTGCCCTCTTCCCGGATGGTCGGACGCAACAGGGACAGCGAACGCGCGGACAGCGTGGCGGCCTCTTCGACCCAGGCGATGCGGAACCCCTCAAGGGACTTAATCGACTCGGCGTTAGCGTCCTGCATCCCCTGAAAGATGATGATTCCGTCGCCCGGTGTCTCTATTTGATCCTTCCACACCTTGAAGCCCTGGGCCTCGCCCAGGCGATGCTCGGCCAGCTTGTCCTCAATCAACCGCTTGGACGACTCTTTGAGGGTATTTTGTACCTCGCGAATGCAAACCGCCCGGCTGCCCGGGTAGAGTAGGGCCTGTTCAATGACCGCTTCCGCGAAAAAATGGGACTTGCCCGAACCGCGGCCGCCCCATGCGCCCCGGTATCGCCCCGGCTCAAGCAGTGGCGCGAATACCTCGGGGGTCGCCAGCTTCAGATTCATTTCGGCCGGATGATTTCGCGCGTGATCTTGCGTACAGTCAGGTCAACGTCGACGCCGCCGGACATTTCAACCGCTTTCAGGTCCGGCATGGTCTTGCGGAGAAGGATTTCCGCGGCCTTGACTGCCTGGGGGGACATTTTGATTTTATCAAGCCCTTGATCGTTAAGGCGACGCAAAAGCATGCTCGTCTGGATTCTCTTGCGCCAGGCGTCGTTTAGTTCGGTTTTTCGGGTACGTGCGGCCATGCCCGAATTATAGGCAAATTCGCTCTCGACGCAATGCCGCCCCCTTATAACTCCAAACCTCGACCACCCAACCCGCCCCGACCATGAGGGCCAGGTATTCGCTTTCCCTGACCTTTGTTGCCCTTGCCGCGTGGTTGCTATGGGACGTGACCTGCAAAGCGATTGTGACCCCCTCTGCGTTGATCCCAAGGATATCTATGCAATTGAACAGGTCCCGCTTTAGGAATTTCGTAATGTTTCGCTCGACGGTCCAGGGGGTGAACCCCAACTCGACTAGATGCTTGGTCGCTCTCGCGGATGGTGTCATTGCTTAAATCCTTTCCTTTGTTTTTTCTCAAGCCAACGATTGAGGGAATACAGGACCCCCTCCCCGCAGCTTCGAGCGAAGGGGGGGGGTTTCCCTGCCGAATTTGCTTAACACTCTATATAGAGTTAGCAAATTAAGCGGTGGTTAGACCTTGAACCAAAGACGGTCGGGTGTACCCCCCAGGACCCCGCGTTCAACCATTGCTGATATTGCGTTCCTGAAATTGCCGCGCCTCGCTTTTTCCTTATCGGGGTACGACTCCATGCATGCATCCAGGGCGGCCTCAGTGAGGACGGTTGGCGCGCCACTGGATAGCGGCTCGACGAACTGATCGCCCTTTGTCGTGACCAGGATATCTAGGACCGAGAAAACGAACCGTTGCAGCTTGCCGATAGGCATTGGTTTTTTTGTCGGGTCCTCGACGACGCCGACCGGGGTAACGACGCATGACGTGACTAGGTCGCCGTCCTCGTCCACTCCGATATCGACCACCGTCAGGTCGAACCCCTGCAGGGCCGCCTTGCCGTTGTCCTTGTTTTTGCCCGGGACCCAGGACCGGACCCCGTTGCTGTGGCGTACCTCAAGCGATGCGTCGAGGCTGCCAAGCAGGGACGAATGGCCGCGCATGCCGCGGTTAAGGTCCTTCCCGGGGTGATGTATCGCGACAACCAGGCCATCAATCAACTGTTGCAAATGGTGCATGCCCTGGACGATCATGCCCATGCCCTCGCTGGAATTCTCGTCAACCCCGACGCTGGCCCGGTTCAAGGTGTCGATAATCACCATGCCCCCCTGTGCGCCGGCGGCCCTGGCAGTCATGAACAGATGCGTGACGTTGGCCGGGTTGGTCAGGTCGAACCCCTCGGCCTCGGGACTGTCCTGGACCCGTTCGCCGGTGATGAAATGGATAGAGGCCGGCATTTTCCGCCCGTTGTGCGCCTCCCATGCCGCGACCCGCTTGCCAAACCCCTCTGCGCCCTCCAGGGCGAGATAAACGACCGGGGTCCTGATGACCCTATGCCCGAACCATTCGCGGCCCTCTGCGACGCTTGCAGCCATGTCCAGGGCGACAAATGATTTTCCCCCCTCCGGTTCGCCATAGATAACCGCGACCCCCTTTTGGGGGAAAACGCCTTTGACGACTTCGCGCAGGGGTTTCCTGGCTGCCATTTCGCCGGACGTGAATACCCGATACAAGCCGGCCATCATGGCCGCGCCTTCTTTGTTCCATGTCACCTTTTGATCCCTCCCATGATTAGCGCGCTGTCAATGCGCGCGATTGCCGCGACCAGGCTGGCCCGGTCCTCGTCGCTGATTTCGCCAAAGTCACTCATATTGGTTGCGATGACCCCGACTAACATGGCGTCCTTTGCCAGGGACCGCAACAGGTCCGCGGCCGGCATGGTCGGCCGCCAGTCGCTCCCCCGCTTGCGATGATCCAGGGGGGCATCGAACAGGTCCGACAGGGTGAACCCGACCGCGGCAACGACGTCGGCCGCGCTGCAGCCGGCGAAGCAATGCAGCAACAGGTCGCCCCCCTCGGTTTCCTTGATGGATAGCGACGGGGTATTGTCGTCGTGCGCCGGACAGCATGCCATCCACTTGCCGCGGCCGGTTGGCTTGACCTTGTCGAGACAGGCCAGGAACTTTTCGGCCGTACTCATAAAAACCGCCCGATGCGGTCGGCCAGGTAGTCGATGGTTTCAGCAGTGCCATCCAACCCCATCGCGTTCGCCTTTTCATTTGCCGCGCGATAGATGCGCGCTGCCTGGTAGGCAATCTCGTCCGGGTCCGGCGGGTTTTCACTTGCGCCGGCCAGTGCCGCGACGATGGCCAGGTATTCCCCGCGGTCGCTGTTCACTTGTAGACCTCCTTCAGGATCATTTCGCGAACTAGGGCGGCCTGGCTCTTGCCGGTTTCCTCTGCCAACTTCTTCAGCAACTCGGCCACTGCCTTGTCGAGTCGAAAGGCGACCATCTGTTTTTTGCTCATGATATTTTTTCTCCAAAATGTGCTTGACAACGTGCCAAGCTGATGCGACTATACATCACCCAATGCAATCCCGCAACGGGAACATGACCACGAACTCGAAAGGATCACGATCATGGGATACAACATCAATCAGGTTTTGGCGTCCAAATGGATGTCAGGAACCGACGTTCCACCGCAGGGGGTTGACCTCCCCATCCTCAACGTAACAAAGGAAGCCGTCGGCGAAATGCTCGACGAAAAGCTGGCCATCCATTTCGGGGGCGGTTATAAGCCTTACTTGGCCAACCGTACCAATCTCCGCATTGTGTCGTCGTTGTTTGGCCCGGATACCTCGGCCTGGACCGGCCAGGTCGTCAACGTCTATTTCGACCCGTCCGTGCAATACGGCGGCAAGCTGGTCGGCGGCATCCGCCTCCGTCCCGCGGTCGCCCCGGCGTACCAACCCCATAACAACATGCCCGGCGTCCCCCAGGGCCAGCACCCGGGATACCCTGGCCATCAAGACAACCCGGGG